GCATGCTAGCGCTCTGGTGAATTTCAGTAAGCTTTTTAGTAACCGTACATTGGGCAAAGCCCATGTGCCTGTACTACTAAAGCGAAAGTGTGGTTCCCAGTTCTCAGCATCACCTTAATGGAAAATCCTCCATGAATTTACAGGGTGAAACCAGGACTTAGAGAAGTCAACAGAGGATGATGTATGATGATGAAGATTACAAAGTTTTGTGTGACGTTTTTAAGGGCTGTCGTCGCGTTGTCTTAGAGATACGGCTGTCCCATTGGACTGTGAAGTGAAATCGTACTCCGGGAGCGTAATACTCGGAAAGTAGGTATTTCTAGTGTAGATTTTTAGACGGTGGGGATGGCATCCCTGGTTCACCTAATGAACATCCGGACCGATAGTTCCACTTACATCTCAAGAGATTGTATATCCGAAACGGCGCATTTTGTGCTTACTTGCTGGCACCATTTAAGTAATCCCTTAATGTGGTATGCTTTCAACTTGTTTGTATTTGAGAATGACTCTACTCCTCAGCTGAATGGAAGCAGAGGTATAATCGTAATTAACGATATTTTTACCAAATGCCTTGATTGGCCCCTCTCCGGAGGTAAAAACAAAAACCGAACGCGTAACGCACCCATGAATTTGAACAACCCCCCTAACAACAAAAGAAATTCGTACGTTGACCGCGTAAGTGTCGACACAGATCAACAAATGCCTTCGGTCGAATCTCAGCAGGTGCCAGCTGTTGAGATGCGACGCTTGTCCAGTACCCCTATCTTCCTGGAGGAACCAGACACTATCGACGGGAGCCAGCCCGTTGGACAAGTACAAGGCGACGAGGGAAACTTCGTCCTCAGCGATAGGCTTTTAGCCGAAACTTTGCCGCATACTTGCGGAACAACCATCTTATTAGACCTAGGTTTTACACTAGATGAGATAGGAAGATTTGTGAAGACAGTGGACACCAATTGGTTGACCAGTGGTTTTGATTTAACTAAAATCCCCGATATTCATTCGGGGTGGACTATTCAGGGGATGAGAAAGTTCTTGATTTGGATGGATAGTCCCAACATTATTGTCTTGAAAGAAGGCAATCAAAAGAAAATGCTAATCTTCGGCTTTTCCAACCCATCTGAGGCCTATATCCATTTTATGGATAAAAATGCTATAGTATTGGACCATCTCCATTGGCGTATTGGAGGGTACGATCCTAGGGATCGTTATGAACCATTGGATGATGTAGACTTATTGCTTGGTGGTTTTGGGAAAGGCCAAACAGAGAAGCCGAATTACGGTTGGAGCATTGATGACGTCAAAGAAATGGCTCGTAATGAGTTTCATGCTCACCGTGAGAAAGAGAGGAAAAAGTGGCTCAAGAATTTGAAATACAAGGTTAAAAAGAAAAAAGAAGATGTGGTTTACAAGGCATCCTCCGCTAAAGAAATTCTTGATGCTTTTGGGATAATGGCACAGATTTCTTCCATCGTTTTATCAATCAGATCATATATGAAGTATAGAGATCCTGAAATCCTAGCCTCTACTATATTGCAGATATTGAATTCAATAAGGGAGATTCCTACGGCTTACAATTTTCTAAAGAAAGTGTGTGAAGTGCAGAATGAAGAAGACCTTGGCATTGCCAATTTCATTGAAATATTGCGCAGACATGAGCTTGCAGATATAAGAGGTGGAGATAATCACGAATTGCGACAAGCATTAGACCAATTTCCAAGACAGGGGTTGATTTTTGCCAACCAGATGATTCAAGCTTACAGGCGTGGAGAACTCACTGATGAGGATTTGGCTCAGTTTCAGGTGGCAGATTTCGGAAATGAACCAGGTTTCAGAGCTGCAAGCCTTAAAAGCTTTTTATCATCAGCGTTTGGGAGGGTACTTAACAAAATCTTTACTGCTGCCGTCATTTCTCTAATAGCCAAGTCAATTAAGTCCGCGTTGGATCCAACTGTGGCTTTTACATTGATTGGGAACATGGCCCGAGAATGTGATTTTATAGACATGCTTATAACGATTGGGAAAAAAGGAGTGGATTTTTTAGCAACACTATTCCCGCACAAATTTCATGTGCATTTGCAGCGAGCGAAAGACACGCTCGACCACACCAGGTTGGAGGAAGGTATGAGAAAAGTCGTTGAAGTCCCCCCCACCGTCATTATTCAGAAACATTTTTACGACTACGCTGATACAGGTATGCCAGGTTTGTTAGCTGACATGGTGAGGTATAGAGAGCTGTGTGAACGATTGGGTAAGCCTGTTATAAAAGGGTTTGAAGCAGCCTATTCCAGAAACAGTGTGGCCCATCAAGTTGCTGAGTATAGACCCATGCCATTCGGAGTCGCTTTGATAGGCCCCCCCGGGACTGGAAAAACAACACTTGTTAATGATATATGGGAGATATCCAAGAAAGCGTGGGGATTGGAAACTGCTAGAAGTGTGGCTATTAATCCAGACGCCAAATTTGATGACCCTTATAATGGGGAGGAGCATGTGTTTTTGGATGATATTTGCTCATCAAAGGCTGAATTGATTCAGACGAATCCATTTGAACGTATACTACGTATTGAACAAACACACAAAAATTTTTCCGAACAGTCAGAAGCACCAAACAAAGGGGCTATTCCATGGAATGTTAGAACCCTATGCGTTACATCTAATGTTGATAAACTCGGCGTTATGACATATGTAAATAACTCTGTAGCAATTTTGCGTAGATTTCACTGTTATGTAGAGGTACTTCCTAACCCAGATAATTATACATTTAATTGGACCGATGTTCCACCTCATTATTATGAGACAGAGTTTCGATACATTTTCCGCACCGTGGTTCCCGAATTTAATCCTGACCAGCCACTACAGCCAACAGGGCAGAACAGGATGGAGGAAGTTTACTCCACAACCAGTAGAGCGGAAGCTCTCAAATACATCCACTTGATGTTGATCAAACACATTGCTATGGAGGAGGAGCGTAAGAAATTGAAAGAGCCATTGTGTCTCGATTGCTACAGACGCCCATGTGTTTGTGAAATGTTAGGTCAAGCTAATGATGATGTGGTGCTTCGACCATTGGGCGATGTTGTGGATGCTGTTCAGGTTGAGAATTCGAATGAAGTGATTGATGACTCTGGCGTCAACGAAGAGAAAGATGGAGATTGTGAGAGAATCCAGGAGCTGGAAAATTTACTTGGAGGTCCTATCCAAGAACACCCCCCCGCTGTGGAAGATAGACAACCTCCTGCCGACGAAGAAAAAGTCGAAAATGCACAAGTGCCCGAAGATTTTGAAGTAGCGCCCGTTCCTGATGTAGACCCTCAATATTCATTGTTCAACGGACAAGATATCCTTGGGAGGGAATTTGTTCCGTCGATGCGAAGACCAGGTTCTGAGTATTTTTCGGATTTTAGACGAAACATCTTCAGTCGGAGAAGAGACCAGGATCATGTGCCTCCGGATTTAGATGGTGTAAGAGTTCCGGAGCAGGAAGAGAGAACAGTAGTTCCACGCAACTACTATGTGAGATTCGGACCGGGACCCGAGATTGGCCAGCCTATTTGGCTTTGGAGGGGTGTGGATCCTGACATTGCTGCATTTTTCATTAGACAGTATAATGAAGGCATACGCCTTAACGAGATTCCCTACCGTGTTTACTTACCTGGACAACATGATGAAAGGGTTGATGCCGATCAAGTGGTAGCTCAGGATGCTCCCAGACAAAATGAGCGACCCCGTAGAGGTTTCTTTTGGGCACATTTCGCATTTCTTGGATTATACTATTTTCGTTTTCATCAGGTGGTTATGCCGTTTCTTGTTGGCGTTCTCGGCTATCCTGTTCAATTGTGTGCTGCTTTTTCGATTGCTATTCATTCATGGTGGGTTACCCGGCCTGCGCAGCGCAGAAATGCTTTTCTTCAGAGGTTGCGCGTCATTCCTGAACATTTTCGTTATAAATGGCGTGAGTTTAGAGTTTGGGGAGCTTATCAAGTTACCATTTGGACCCGCCCCCTCTATTATGGAGTCATACGCGAGCATATGGCTACAATCACTGTGGTGGGCGCTTTGTTAGTTGGTTTATCGGTAGTGGGAATTGGAGCGGCTCTTCTTCCCTGGAGGAAGAAAAGAAAAGCCCAATCGCTTGGAGAGAAATGGGAAAAGAACGATGATCCATACCCCGATATTAAAGGCTCATCAGGTGTTGCACCTCACGGATTGAAAAAATCAGAAAAGCGCATGGTTGTGGTGGAAGTGATGCAACGTGTAGCTTATGGATATTTTGTAGACAGTACCCATGTTATGACAGTGGCCCATTTGTTTAGCGGTTTGTCTCCAGAAACGAAAGTGTATATTCGAAAGGTGGTTGATGGGGAAATAAAGTATGAGACAATGACAACGGTGGATCGGGTTCAAGTTTTTTCCGACTTGGATTTAGCTTATGTGCGATTGAAGGAGACACAAATTAGATTCGGGTCTATGTTCCGAGAGGGGCAGGTGGTTGCTGAGGAACCGCGTGTTGGAATGCCGTATTACTGTTATGACCCTGAAGACCAAACGAATTACCCATTAGTGTTTGTTCAGTCGCGTTCTAACCAAACTTACAAAGACGACGAAAGAACTATAACAATTCCCAAGGGGTATATATTTGAATCTAGAAGTAAACGTTTTGCTGTTGGCGATTGTGGAATTGTAGTGGTCGACTCAAATGGAGTAAATGTTGGTATGCTAGTTGGCACCGCTCCGAATCAAGACACTATCCTGGTAGCGCCTTTTCCTAAAATGGATTTAGAGGTCGTTGTTATTCCAAAAATAGAACCCGTCATGCCAGGGTCCTTGTCGGATAATATTGTTCTTGCAGCGTCCGGACGCCCTTACGGAGCTTCAGTTAAGATTGGTGAATTAAGAGGCGCGTGTGGTGAATCAACAAGTTCGGCTGCAAAAGAGTCTTTCCTATCCAAGATGGAATTGTTGATTAATGGTGAAATGTTGAATAGACATCTTTTTGGGGTCCCTTCGGTTTTCCGTGGCGGAGTGGTACGGCGCAATGTGAGTGACACACATAAACGAAATCTGAAGATATTGAAACAGGCTAAGGTAGAGATGGACGATAGTATATTGGAAAGGGCTTGTAATGACTATTTTAAGCGCGTTTCAAAGGCGCTGTCGCAAACGGACATTTCATCTGTCCATCCTGAGAGTTATGACAATGCATTGATGGGCAAAGAACATGGTATTCGTATAGACGAGCTTAGACCGATGAAGTTACATACTGCTGTGGGGTATCCTTACGCCACAGGAAAGAAGCGCCAGTACATCCAGTTTTATAACGAGAGTGTTCTTTTTGATCCCAAATTTAAGGTGTACCTGGACCAGTGTGAGGATATGCTGTTACGGGGTGAAACCTATTTTTCTGTGGTTAAAGCCCAAATCAAGGATGAAGTTGTAAAAATTTCGAAGACCAAGACTCGGTTGATTTACGTTGGTGATACTGCTACGTACTGCATTTGCAGGAAGTATTTTTGGTGGTTGCCTTTAATGGTGTATAGACATCCCATTGAATTTGAGTGTGCATACGGGATTAACCCTTATTCGCTGGAGTGGAAAGAACTTCAAGACTATCTTAATGTGCATGAATTCCATATGGCTGCTGATTTTTCTGATTGGGATTTAAGACTGCCCAAACAACTCATGGATGCAGCTTATGGGATTTTGTGCCAGTTGTCGCGTTTAGGACATGGATTCCCAGATGACAAATTCTTTTCTGCTTTTCAGCCGATGTTCACTTCTCCAGTCGCTCTTTTTGGTAGAGATTTGTATAATCTTGAAGCTGGGACACCCTCTGGACATCCCCTAACGTATATTTTGAATTCATTTGCTAATTCTATACGCGCTCGTTATTGTTTCTATAAACTTTTCCCAAATTTGGAATATTCGGATCACGTGCGCGGGATGTACGGTGGGGATGATGCACATGAGACTACATCTTTATTTGCATATAATCAACTTGCGACTCTCCCTATAATGATTGCTATGGGTATAAGACCAACAGATTCCAGCAAAAATGAAGTTTCACAGCCGTTTATGGAGAGGAAGGACGTCACTTTTCTTAAGCGAAATGAGAAAGGTCAAATAGATGTGATGACTATACATAAAATGTTGTCTTGGACTACTTCAAAGAATTTACTTGCCCATGCAAGTGGAGCTGTTTTATCAGCTTTGTTTGAGATACGGATGTATGGGCGTGAAAGTTTTGACGCTTTTGTGGTTAGCTTAAAAGACCAAATGTCGAGAGTGGTGGAGCTTAATCCTGCGAATGGTGCGGATCTTCGTGGAGTTATGAAAGAATGCAACAAATTTCTTGATTATGATTATGAAGGATACAATTTTGAGTCAACATTGGCCAATCGCCGACCTGAGGTGTTTTTCGATGACAAGAGAGTCATATTGAACAAATAATTTCAACGACGTAAGGGACGTCGTTAAACTCCCTTGTAGGTTAACAATAGAAAAGTTTCCTTTAATAACGAATTTCTACTCAGTATTTGGTTACCACACATTTTAGAAGTCTTTTAGCTAAAATATGTAGGCTTTGCTGTTTATATTCAGGTTTT